GCTACACTAGTTTATTATAAAGCGTTTGATAGCCTTGATGGTTCTACAGCTACTAACTATATTTTAACTAATCATCCTGCTGTATATCTTTACGGTAGTTTATATCATGCTAGTAATTTTATTAGAGGTATAGATCCTCAAACAGTAGAACAATGGAAAGGCTTGTTTGTTGAAGGTATTAATCAGATTAAATTAAAAGATGATGGTGATAAATATAATGGATCACCTTTAATTCAACATTCTGGTATTAATATCAACAATCATGATAATGTTAACTAATGCAAGTACCTTTTGGAGAATGGTTACCTGATCTACCAGATCATTTGAACCCAGGAGCAACACAGGCTAAAAATGTTTATCCTGCTGTAAATAGTTATAGACCTTGGAAAGCAATAACTACAGCTACAGCAAATGCATTAGATAATAGATGTCAAGGAGCTTCGTCATTTACATCTGATGGTGGTAATGTCAGTATATTTGCTGGTGATTCTAGTAAACTATATAGAATACTTGCTAACTCTGTAGTTGATGAAAGTGGTGGTACTACATTTAATACTGCTGCTAATGGCTATTGGGATTTTGTAAAGTTTGGAGAAACAGTTATAGCTTTTAATGGTGTTGATGCACCGCAAGCATGGTCACTAGATACATCTTCTGACTTTGCTGCATTAGGAGGTTCACCTCCATCGTTTAGACACGCAGCTGTTGTAAATAATTTTGTAGTAACTGGATTTCAATCTTCTGCTCGTAATAGAGTACAATGGTCATCAATTAATAGTGCTACATCATGGACTTCTGGAATCAATCAAGCTGACTCAGAAGATCTGCCAGAGGGTGGAGTTGTTACTGGAGTAACTGGCGGACAGTATGGATTGATATTTCAAGAGAATAGAATCACACGAATGGATTATCGTGGTGGTAATGTAGTATTTTCTTTTAGAAGAATAGAAGACAATATAGGAGCTGTACAAGGTAAAACAGTTATCAAAGTTGGTAATCTTGTATACTTTTTATCTGAAGATGGTTTTAGAGTAACAGATGGTAACTCATCTAAACCTATTGGTAATGGTAAAGTAGATCGTTTCTTTAAAGATGATTTACGATTTGCACATAGAGAAAGAGTTAAAGCAGCTGTTGATTATAAAAATAAATTAGTATGTTGGTCATATCCATCTACAGCTAGTGGAGTAACAGATAAGATTATAGTTTATAACTATGAAACATCTAGATGGTCTATTGTAGAACTATCACATGAAATGATATTTAACTACATATCACCTGGTTATTCTGTAGATGACTTAGATAACTATCCGTCATCAGGTTCTAATAATTTAGATGCAATCAATGTACCACTTGATAGTGATATATTTGTTGGAGGATTAAGATCCTTTGGCGTATTTGATACATCACATAAGTTTGGAACATTTGAAGGAGATAACTTAGCCTGTGAAATAGGTACAGCAGAAACAGAACTATTTCCACAACATAGATCTTTAGTTACTCATGTAAGACCTATAACAGATACGACATCGGCAACTGGCTCACTTACATTTAGAAACAGAGTTGGAGATGCACAATCTACAACATCACCAGTTGCAACCATGCACGCATCAGGAACAATACCATTCCATAAGAGTGCAAGATATTTTAAATTTAATATGCAAATAGCAGCATCTACTACTTGGAATGACGCACAAGGTATAGATGTTGAAGGAATAAGAGAAGGATATAGATAATGGT